GCATGATGATGGCCGTAGGATTGGCAAACCCGACGCCATTTGCTCCTCGGACGTAATCAACAGCCTTGCACAGCGCGTCAATGGTTCCGATCGCTCCTGATACAGTTTGGATGCCGGTCCAATTGAGCACGCCTTTGATTTGCGAAGATCCGCTGCCGGTCAGAAGTTGGCCATCCTCCAAAGCCTGCACCATATAGGCCAAGCGGCCATTGATGAAGGATTGCATCTGCTCGAAGTCCTCGAGCATTTCCTCGGTGACCTTCAGCCAGGTTGCCGTTTTCTCGACCGTCACGCTGGCCACGCTGACATCCAAGGTTGCCTCGGGCTTGGCGGAGCCTTCCGCAACGCGAGTCGAAGAGTTTGTGTATGTGTCCTCGATGATGAACCGAACGATGTCGCCGCTGGTCGTTCCCTGTGAGAACAGATCTGAGACATATAGAGGTTGCTGGTTCAGTACATTGACACCCTGCAACTGCATGATGTTGTTGCCAGATGTGCCGGAAATCGACTGGCCCGACGCGCTGAATGTCGTGCGAACCATCATTTCATGGTCCTGGCGGAAACTATAATGTTCGTTATCGAACATTTCCACCCGACGCGTGCCCTTCGGGAGCCTCATCGCCTTTTTGTAGCTGTCAGACTCGACGAATCGCTGGCCGATTGGGATATGGCATCGCCCGCCGATTCCGTGGCCGATGTCACCGGTGGTTGTGGGATTTCCACCCGGCAGGACAAGCACCTCCGGCTCGCTCGGCTTGAATTTGAGGTCCATCAACTTCCGGTAAAAAGCCGCCTTGTCCGGAACCTTCTCGTTCATCGCGGCTTCCGCCAGCGCTTTTACATCGGGGTAATTGCGCTCCCATTTGAGAGCGGTCATCGCGATTTCCCGGATGTCGGCATATCGCTGGTCGGCTTCGTCGCTGGTGATGGAGACACCGCCGCCACCTCCAGCGGTCGTGGTATCGGCCTTGTCGTGCTGAATGTGGCGCTTGAACATAAGAGTGACTTCCTTTTCTTCGTTATTTTCGGATCGATGAACTTTGCAGGATGGATCGGCTGGTATTCTTACAAACGAGACCTCCATCGGTTCCCATCGGATGGCCCTATAATTCTCCTCGTTATCATCCACCTCAAATTTGTGGACACGGTAACCGACAGACAAAAAGCGAAGCGTCCCATCCTCAACCTCCGACATGCATTGTTCGCCAAACTGATTCTTGGCAAATCTGACGGTGGCTGTGCCTTTTCGGTTGGAGATGCTGGCTTTTTCAATGACACCACAACCCATCCGTGTGTCATGTTCCATCAAGACCGCGGCGCCGTTATTCATTCGGCGCATGTCAACGGAAGAATCGGAGTGATCCAATATTTCCTCGCCAAACCATCGAGACACCGGTTCCTCGGATGAAAATTGCACCTCGACGGTTCGCTTTTCCTTGTTGAACGTGCCTCGAGATAAATCGAAAGCCCTGGTCTGCATTCCCAGCTTCAATTCGTTTCTCGTGGACTTAGCCATTACATTTGCTGGCTATTTGTAAGCAGTGAAGGCTCGTCAACTAATATTTTCACGCTGCGGATCAAGCTTTGGAGCCTCCGGCATGGGTTCAGGCGGCTGCAGCGGCTTCTGCTGAGTCGCAAATTCAAGCCCGTGTTCGTTTGCTATCTGCTCATCAATCTCCTGCTGACGGCAGACATCCTCGAAGTCTTCTCCGGTTTCATCGCAGATCGTAGATCTCGATGTAACACCTCCGTCTATCGCCTTTAGAGCTGCATTAATATCCTTCTCAGGATCGACCCATTCCCATCTGCATCCGATGAATTTAGGCCGGTTGAATTGCTCCAGTTTGCTATATGGCAGTTTAACCTCACCATTTAGAATCGCCGCCTCCAGCCATGTCTCGAAAATCTCAATGACTAGATTATCAATCATGTGATTCTGGTCCTTGATCCATCCCTTGCGCTCGCTGAGACTTCCGGAACGCAACGAGGAATAGTTTGCCTGCGACAGATCCCCGGTCAATGTCATGTAGCTAATCCCTGAGCCTGCAGCTATTCCGAGAAGCGAATATTTTACGAATTCACCATAGGCGTCCGTGGGATGTTTGGGATCGTATTGGACGACCTGAGTGCCGGCAGGTAGTTGCTCGCTCTGTCCTGGTTGACTGTCGGATAATTGCGCTCCTTCCGATCCGTCGTCGGCTGTTTCAGTTGCCTCGCCTTTGTATTGGTTTCCCTCCGATGGGATTAGATATGTCCCCTTATTGGATGCCTCCCGGCTGGCCACCAGTTCAGCTTCCTCGTATTGATCCAGAAACCTATTCCGGAATATGGCCGGCGCTATCTCAGGAACGCCGATGGACTGGGTGACTCGCTCTGGCTTGAAATAATGGATTATATCCCTGGCTGGAACACGGATTCTGTTTCTTCCACCTCCGCCTCGCAATAAATCTCCGGGATGATTCTGCAAAAGATGATATGCCAGCACCTTTTCATCAGAATTCTTCTCAACTCCCATTACCACATACCTGCCGTCAAAAAGGTTCGTTGTATAGGTATGGTCGAGATGGTCGATCTCAATCAGTTTCAGCGCGAATCCGAATTTGTTAACCTTCGGATCGATGATCTTGCGGAGTAGGATTCCGCCATCTCTCTTTCTGGATCTGAGCGATAACCGGCAAACCTCGAAGAAATTCCGATCCCCATTAACCGTGCAATATTTCTTCTTGCACCATTCGGACCATTTCAGCTCGATTAGATCGCAGGCCATTTTATCCCGCTTCTTGAAATCTGGCGGGAATGCACATTGCATCTGTAGAGCAAATCCGACTCCTGGCTTTAAGATGTTGTCTTCGGCAGCCTCGAAGTATCTCCGCATCCATACGTTGCCGCGGTCCATGTCTCGGCATCGGTCGCGCAGGGTGAGAAGATCGTATTGAAGGGCGGCATCGCCGGTTTGAACCGACAACAGCCAATCGGCAAAAAGCCTATTTTGTTGGGCGCCAGAATAGCTGCTGCGTTGCCCTTTGAAGTTTGGAGGACTAGGCTTTTTACCGGCGATGCTCAGCGCAAAACGCTGGCGCAGTTGGTTCCAGATCTGGCGGTAGGTCATCATCGGGGAGAGCGAAAGCGGGTTAGTATCTTCCTGTTACGGCCGTTGCCCTGCTCGTTGGCCACCTTATCCTCGAAATAGGCTTTAGCCTTGAAAGCGTCCTCGAAAGTCCGCACTTCGGAAGAAACTCCGTTGAAGCTGTAACGGATGACCTCCCTTGGAAGCAAACCGTCCTCAATCATCCTGTTTACGATATCAAGGCAGCGCTGGTTATACGTCCGCCCGTCGTAACTTGTGGCCGTGGAAATATCCTCGGTGATGGTGAATCTACCTCGGTAGATCTCGAAGCGGTCGGTCCCATCTGAAACATAGCCGACAAGCCAATACTCACCTGGCTGCCATGAAGCCGTCTGGGAAGCGGTAAGTGTTACCTCGAAATCATCCCCATCCTCGGTCGCGGTTATATCCTCACTGAATTGTCCTGCCAGGCTACCACGGATGCTGTAGGTGAGATCCCAGTCCGATGCCGGGTAATCACCGATGCTTTTTGTCCATAACAGACTATTTCCTGCCTGGTGCTCGGTCGGCTCTTTATCTGGTACGTCTGCGGCCATTTAAGGCCGCGCTATGTAAGCGCCCGTAAATAATCAAGCGGGATATCGCCGGAACCGCTTCTTTCCAAAAGTCGGCTTCAACAGCTTCGGAGTGGTAAATTCGCGCGGCGCAACCCTTGGCTTCTGTGGGGATACTTCCTCCGGAATCAATGGGGTTAATTCTGTCTCTTTAACTTTGGCCTGAGCTGCGATTGCGTGAAGGTCTGGATTTAATATCTCCAACGCCGCCCAGGAATAGCCTTCCATGTCCAGCGCCTCATTTCTATCCCGGATCTTGTAGAACTCAATGATACTGAAGCCCCGCTTCTTAACCGTCCGAGTCGCCTCGGACGCCAATTGTGCGAAGAATTCCTGATCAAAACCTGAATCATTGCGATCGGGATAATGAATGAATCTCGGCCCGTGGTCTTGCAATTTCAGCCGGCTCTGCACCGTTAGCTTTGCCGAGATGGTGCCGATTAGCTTAAGGCAAATTCCGTCCTTTGGCTTTCGATTGGTGACGAGTGGAGATCCGTTCTTGGATGCGCCTTTTATGGCGTAGACACCAGGGCCATGGTCCCGAGGCTGGCGTGGACGAACAAACTTGTAAACCGGATCGACAAAGGCTTGCTCGTCATGCTGGCCGCCTGAATCTATGACGGTCGTCTGAATCCTCATTGGACCCAACAATGGATGATTCCAAGTCTTATTCAAAACAGCGTCCAAAGCCTTCCATGGCCTGGCGCTGAATGGATTTCCCATGATGCGCCCGGTTTCAATACCCCAGGATTCCTCGCCTAAACCCCATCCTTTCACCAGATATTCGATACGGTCGGATTGCGTATCGACGGCACACGTAAGCACCAATACCTTTTTGGGAAGGTCTGGACCGTATTTCTCGCGCCGGAGATAGATTGGATCGGCATTAAGTTTATCGACTTGGATTTCCCAGCATTCCGCCAGAAAAATGTTCGTCCAAGTCTGTAATCCTTCAGGGCCTTTGTTATGTGCTTCCAGGAATTTTGCGACGAATTCATGCAGATATGTTCGGAAAGTCCGCTTCTTTCCCATGATAGAATACAACCCGGACATGTGGTAGCCGCGCCGCGTCCGATGTGGATGCTTCGCCATCCACCGACCCTGCATGACCATCCTTACCCGGTCGAAATCAGAAAGCTCAGCCTTGCACCCATCGCAAACATAGACCGCATCCTCTGGCCGGCTGATTAACTTTCCTTCCGCATCCGGCCAGGTCCACCTTACGTTTGACCATTTCAGAACTTGCTCATGGGAGCATTTTGGACAACTGACATGCCATTGGCGTTGGTCGGATTCCTCATAAAGCGCCCAAATTCTTGACGCTCCCTTAATTGTCGGGGTTGAGGCTTTGATGAACACTGCATCATGGAACCGTTCGGCTCGACCATCGGCTAGACTGACGGGATCGCCTTCTTTGTTCGCCTCGTCTGAATCGATTTCGTCCTGGATGACAACGCGGCAGGAGAGTTGCCGTAGGTTTGGTGCTGAATTTGCGCCGACAAGGCTAATCGACCCGCCCGGAAAGACGACTCGGCAGTGTGCCCCGGCTAGCGAGACAGGAGCGCGTTCATCGCCCCGTACGCGACCGGCTCGACGAACAGCGGATCGGACCGGCCGTCGGCGAGGAACGCGGTCGCCAGGCGGCGGACCGCGCCGAGCGCCGCCGACGCGAGCGCGCTGCCCGCGCTGAGACGCCGCACGCCGGCGTTCCGCAGCGCCGCGGCGTCCGCGAGCGCGGGAACCGCCATCACGTTGAGCGGCGCCGGCGCGATCGCGTCGGCGATCGCGCGCATGTCGGCCGGCGTCTGGACG